ACGATTGCCGGTCTGCTGATGCCGACCGAAAGCAACACGTCAAAGATTGACGCCCTGCGGAACACGTTCGCCGCAGACTGCATCAAGGCCATCTGCACACCGGCGGCCAGCTGGCACAACTGGGACACGCTGGCGATTGATTCCACCATCAGCCAGGTGGACAACATTGCGACCGAAGAAACCAGCGGATTCAAGCTCACGCTGACGATTGTTTTTCGTGTCTCGGAAAACAACCCATACTCGGTGAGGACGTGATGCCTGTCACAATGAAATTGAGACAAGACGACCTGCAGCGACTTGGTGCGATGCTTTCGCACATCAAGGGCGGGCTGGAGAAAGCAATTGCACGGGCATCTCGGCGAGTGGCCAAGCAAGGCGTGACATTTATCAGCAGCGAAATTCGCGGCAAGGCAAACATCAAAAAAAGCGATCTGGACCGCAAGGTTTTGACAACCAAGCAGCGAGGCAAAACCGGCCAGCAAATTACACTGCAGGCAACCGGCCGTTTCCCGCTGAAATACTTTGGCGCAGCGCAAACCAAAAAAGGCGTGACGTACAAAATCGAAAGCGGAAAAGGCAAGAAAAAGCTGGCCGCTGGAGCGTTCGGCCCAAACATTCCAAGACTGGGCGGGCAAGTGTTTCGCCGTGTTGGAAGCAATCGACTGCCGATCATGCCGCTGTTTGGCGTGTCGCCGTGGGGCACGTTCATGGTCAACAAAATGCTTGAGCCGACGCGTCCGTATCTGGCAAGAAAATTTGCGGCTCGCGTAATGACTGAGGCACGAAACCTAATTGAAAAAGAAGCAAACAAGAAAGGCAAAAAATAACCATGCCACTACTTCGCCGAAAAAGCGTCCTTGCTGCCAAGATTGAAGTCACCAGCGGAAGCGCCGAAAGCCTTGCCGCTGCCGATGCTGCGTTCAACGTCTTTGACCTGACGATGACGCCGACAATTGCCATGACGCCGCGTCCAAGTCAGGGCAGTTTTTCAAGCCTGCCAGCCGTGCCGGAACTGTACGGCGGCACCTGCACATTCAGGACCGAAGTCTACGGCACTGGCTCGGGAACTGTTCCCGGCTGGGCGTCGACCTTTCTGCCTGCCTGCGGCTGGACTGCGGCCGGTGGCGTGTTCACGCCGAAGTCAGAAACGCCAGGCAGCAACGTCAAGACGCTGACCATCGGAGCCTACATCGACGGCAACCGCCTGCTGATGCGTGGCTGTGCTGGGACGTTCAGCATGACCTTCGAGACCGGTAAGATCGCCAGCATCAACTGGACGTTTACCGGCGTCTTCGCTGGCAACTCGGCCGTCTCGCTTCTGGCACCAACCTACCCGGCGGCCCTGCCGCTGCGGGTCGGCAACGCCACGTTCACCATCGGCAGCTGGTCGCCTTGCTTCCAGTCGATGACCATCGACGCCGGAAACACGGTCGTCCTGCGGGAGTGTGCAACCAACACGGACGGCACCGGCTACGCTGCCGCCATCATCACCGACCGATCCGTGACCGGAACCATCAACCCAGAAATGGAACTGGACGGCACAAAGGACAACTACGACATCTGGACCAGCATGACCGAGGAAGCGTTGGCTTTCGACCTTGAAAACGCAACCGACAAGTTTGCCATTGCAGCACCCAAACTGCAGCGGACCAACGTAGCCATCGGCGACCGCAACGGCGTGGTCACCGATGAGATTACGTTCCAGTGCAACAAGTCGGCAGCGGCTGGCAATGACGAGCTTTCGTTTACTTTCTCTGCACCGTAATCAAACACACTTAACTAGGAGGAACCAATGGGGCGAGCATTGGAACCCGGCGAGCGATTTCCAATTGTTCTCGACTGGGACATCGACAAACCAGAAGACCAGCGGCCGACGATTTACACGGTCGCACTTTCGATGCGACGGCAGGAACGCCTCGGCGACCTGATGGACGGACTGAAGAACTGCCAAAGCAGCCGCGAGCTATTCGCACAGCTGCAGCAGGGACTGGCCGAAGTCATCACGGGCTGGCGGAATTTTCGAGACCCGGCAACGGGCGTCGAGATTCCCTACAGCCCAGAGGCGATCTTGGACGTGTTCACGACTGCCGAAGCCTACGAGCTTTATCGCAAGGTTCTGGCAGGCGGCAGCACGAGCAAGGCCGACGAAAAAAACTCCGCGTCGCAGCCCTGATCCGGCAGGGGCTGCTGTGCGGCAGTTGCACGGCGGGCAAGTGCCACGAACGGCCAACTGAACTGGCCAGCGTGTCAATTGCCTGCAGCAGCTGCAACGAAGCCGGGTGTGACGAGTGCGGGCAGAGCGGTTACGTTGAACTAACCGGATGCCCGAAGGAGATGATTGATCGCGGCCTGCTCAGGGCCATTCGGATGGCGGACCTGATGAAACAGGGACTGCCGCCGGTGGCTGGCGGCGTGCTGGATCAATCGGCGTGGTTTGTGTCGTTTTACGAGTGCTTCCGGTCGGAGCAAAACCGGGCGGAAGCGGAAGCCTACAGGCGGATGTAATGGCTGAATCTGTAGAAATCATTCTCGACGGCGTCGACAACGCATCGCCTGCGTTCACGGCCGTTGCTGGCCAGATGAAAAAGACGGCCGACACCGGGCAAAAACTGTCGGGCGTGTTCGGCAAAATCTTTGAGTCCCTCGGACTGTCGGAACTGCAGGCTTATTCTGGCGAGTTCGGCAACATTTCCGGCCAGATGAAAGAACTGGGTGACGCCGGTGAAAAAGGCGGCGCTGGGATGATGATCGCAAAAGCTGGTATCGCTGCGGCGGTGGCAGCGGCCAGTTTCAACATTGGCAAGATGATCGGCGAGTGGGTGTTTGAGACTGAACGCTGGAAGCAGGCACTGAAGGACGCACTGGACGAAGCCAACAAAGGCGAGCAGCAAGTGCGAGAGAAGCTCGACAAGCAGTTTCAGCTGCGGCTGCAGATTGCCCAGGCGGCTGGCAACGACGACCAGAAGGCCAACGAACTGAAGACGCTGCAGGAACAAATTAAGCGTGACATCCAGTTTCAGCAGGACTTCGTCAAGATGCGGGAGCAGGAGCTGGCATCGGCCGAGGCTGGCAACTATTTCGGAATGACACAAGGCGACGTGGACAAGGCCAAGGCAGACCTAGACAACGAACGAAAAAAGCTGGAGCTTCTCAAGGAACAGAATCAGGAAGTCCAAGACATTCGCAACCCGTCGGCTGAGCAGCAAATTCTTGACGCCAGAGTCAAGAGCAACGAGGAAGCAAAGAAGGCAGCGGCCGAAGCCTTGTCTGCCGAGCAGCGGCAGTTCCAAGAATGGTCCAAGAACTGGGACGACCAGAAAAAGGCACAAGAAGACCTGCGGAAAAAGGAAGACGACTATCTGGCGGCTCTGCAGATTCGCAACGAAGAGCTGATGAACGGCAAGCGAGCGGCTGACGAGATGAAGGCCAGCATGGCCGGAATCAGCGAAGAGGTGATCCTGCAAGGCCGCGAGCTGTCGATTCAGAACGAACTGCTCGAAGCCCAGAAACAACTGGCCGACGAACAAAAGAAAAAAGACGAAGAGCGGCAGAAAGCCTTCGCCCAGCCAACCGCACCGCTGCAGGCGATGCAGTCCCGGCTGCTGTCCCGCGTCAGCACTGGCGGCGGCGACCGTGTCGCCAAGGCCACCGAGAAGACGGCGGAACTGACGGCAGAAATCGAAAGGCTACAGCGCGAGCAGCTCGAGCTGCAGAAACGTCGCGGCGTCACAGAACTTGCAATTGTGGAGGGCTAAACGATGGCAGTGCAGCACGTCGACCTGCTGTTTAGCAGCGGAGTCAAAACAAGCGTTGACGACAAGGGATTCACGACCGCCTCGGCCCAGCTGCGGTTCAACGCCTTTTGTAATGATGTCGGTGACAACGAAGGCATCGTGCGAGCCGACGTTCGAGTCCCGTATGAGAAGAGCCGCCACCCCTACTTTCGCCAGCTGCGCTGCATGGGCATTGACATCAGCCGCAGGGGGCCGCTGCACTACGAAGTCAGCGCCGACTATCAGAGCATGCCCTACAAGGAAGGCGACGAGAACGACGCCAACCAGTCACCGCTGACACAGCCGACCGTCATCAGCTATTTCACGATCACCAGCGAAGAGCCAATCGAAGACGACATCGAAGGCAAGGCAATTGCCACAGCCAACGGCGAGCCGATTGAGGGCATCACCAGACCGATCAGTGACCTCGGCGTGCGGCTGCAGAAGAACTTCGGCACGTTCGACCCGGCCAGCTTTTACCTTTTCATCGACTGCGTGAACAGCGACACGTTCCTCGGCTTTCCGCCTGGCACGCTGAGAATCGCCAACATCAGCGCCGATGAGCAGTTCTACACCGACCAAGACGATAACGATGTCCCGTTCTGGAGCGTCAGCGTTGAGATACACGCACGCAAGCCGTACCAGTGCGAGCCAGTCGAGGCGTGGTACAAGCGAGTCCGTCACGAGGGCTATCGAATTAAAACGCCTGACCCGTTTGGAACAAGCGCTGTTTTCTACCGCAGGGCAACCGACGAAGAAGGCAAGCCAGTTACTAAGCCGGTTTTGCTGAACGAAGACGGCACCGAAAAAGTCCACCCGAAAGACGCCTTGAGCGTCGAAGCGAATTACCTGCTGTTCCCTGTGTTTGCCGATGTCAGCTTCGGCAGCATGGGATTCTAACTTAGGAGAAAAACCAAATGCCGATCACCGTACTCATTCCATCAGGCGAAATCGCAAACAGCCAGATCGCAGCCTCGGCCGCCATTGAGCGCAGCAAGCTGGCATCGGAACAGCTCAAAGACAACATCCCGCTGGAACTGCTGCGAGTGCATGATGCGTTCCAGACCAACCTGCCGACATCGGCCAGCAGCGACGACCTCGGCCTGATTATCGGCACGTTCGGAACTGATGCCGTTGTCGTCCAGACCAGCGACGCCAAGAACACAACGGCAACGCAGCGGGCACGGTTCACCTACCGTCTGCCGCACAACTACGTCAGCGGCCAGCTTATCAGCGCTGTGGCGTGGGCTGGAATGAAAACGACCGTTGCCAACGGCACTGCCACGATTGACTTTGAGGCCTACAAAAAGAACGACAACACCGGGCTGGTGGGCAGCGACCTTGTCAGCACTTCGGCCACGACCATCAACAGCCTGACCGCTGCGGACAAGGCATTCACCATCGACCCGACTGGACTGTCCGCCGGTGACGAGCTGGACATCCGCGTCACGATTGCGATCACCGATTCCGCCACCGGTACGGCAGTCATCGGCCGCATTATGAAGCTCTACATGCTGCCAACCGTGAAGGGCTAAACGTGCCTCGCCGCTACGTTCTAGATCAGAAGTCTGCTGAGTGGGTCGCCAAGCATTCCAAGATGCGGCAGGGCACGCACAGCCGTCGCGGCTCGCAGTTCTACGAGGAGTCGCCGGACAGCACGACGTTCTATAACGACACCGGCGAGACGGTTCCGGCCTATGGCATCGTGCGAGTAAACGGCACGGTGACAATCGGCGGCCGCGAGGTGCTGAAAGTCAAAAAGCCTGGCGTTGCCGACGGCGGCCCCGGTTCGTCATTCATGGCCAACAGCGGCATCGCCGTCGAGGCTGGCAAGTATGGCGCTCTGCAATCCGGGCCGCTAGTTAAGGTCGTCTACGATTCGGCAGACAGTCCATCGGCTCGTGACTGGTACGGCATCGATGGATTTAAGGCCCGCAGTTATCCCAGCGGCAAGCCTTATTTTCAGGTGCTGATTGAAGACGTTGCCGATTCCACCAACAAGGTCGCACTGGCGCGGCTGATTCCGTTTTCAACGCTGATGATTCAGGCACCAAGCGGCGGCATACCCGGCCGCGTCGGTTCGCTGATGGGTTCGGCGACCTGCACGATTATCACGAGGAACACGTCGAACGACCAACTGGCGGCCAGCACGCTTGCCGTCAAGGTCCACAACTGGGCCACGTCTGCGGCCTGTGCCACTGGCGACCGCTACGGACTGGCCAGTGTGATCGATGGCAAGTGGCACATCGTCAGCGAAGACTGCAACGACGAGGGCTCAACGGTCGGGCCGGGAACGGGCAGCGGTTCAGGCGGCAAGGTCGCCGAGGCGATTGATACCAGCACGATCACGCCTGCATCAATGTACGGCGAGAGTAACAACGTCAACTTCACTGGAACAGGAACGGGCAGCGGCCCGGCTTAACAATGCCAACACTGACAAAGTTCTACAGCTTCGTTGAAGCGATTCACGAAAAGAAGCACAACCTCGGCAGCGACACGCTGAAGGTGCTGCTGACCAACACGGCACCAAGTCTAAGCAACACGCAGAAAAGCGACATCAGCGGCGAGCTGTCAACGGCCAGCGGATACACGGCAGGCGGTGCAACTGTGACGATAACAAGCTCGGCTCAGTCCAGCGGACTCTATACCCTGATTGCCACGGATGTAACGTGGACGGCCAGCGGCGGAAGCATAGGCCCATTCCGCTATGCAGTTTTTTACAACGACACGGCGACCAACGACGAACTGATTGGCTATCTCGACTACGGCTACAGCGTCACAGTTGCCAGCGGCCAGACGTTCACGCTGGACTTTGACGCCGTGTCCGGCCTTTACTACGCGAGCTAACGATGGTCGGCAAACTTGGATGCGGATGCTGCCAAACAAAACCCGGCAACGACGACCCGCCAACTTACAACGGGTGCAACTGTCTGCCGTATTTTGAACGCAATAATTATCAATGGGGACATGATTTAACAAGCGGAAACCAACTTCCGAGTTCTATTTTTTTTCTGAATCAAAACAGCGGGCACATCGTTGATATTACAAGATGGTTTCGCCAGTCGCGTTTTTATCAATATCCAACTAACGGATTCAATCCTTACGTTCACATTTCTGGGCTGTCGGGGTTTGTGCAAAGCCAAGGGTGGAACGCTGGATTTAGCCTTCGGGAAAATTGGTTTGCTAATCAGGTTGCCCTAAATGAGCGGAACTACGAATACAAGATAAGCGTAACAACGCTTCAGCAGTATTCGCCATTTTATTTTTGGACGGGGACCGCCCCGGCTATGCCTGCGAGAACTGCATATTATGGGCTGGGCGAATCAAAGCTTTCGTTTACGGTTAGTGGTCAAAACAACCAGACGCAAATAAGCCACGGCGTTGTTCTGAAATTGCCTTTGCCGTCTATGCCGTTTGCTGGCCTTTACCCGCTCGCTGGCCCGCCAAAGCTTTATTACACAATCTGGAGCCCAAGCTTTGGCGAAGCACAAACAGTAACGTTTTTGCGAGTGCCGCTTTACGAGATTGAAATTCCGTGGGGCACTCACGAGCTAGGAATGAAAATAAAATCAGCACCGTTTTCTTATCCAAGCACGCCTCAGATTTTCATTGAAATGAAGCTGAATGGCTCGACCGTTTACCAGCAAGAACTAACGAACGTCAGCAATTACTTCAATTGGATAAAATGCACAGCGACCCCTGATTATTGGCGTTATCTCAGTTGCTTGCGAATGGACTATGGAAACCTATACCTGCCTGCATCGGCATTCCTACCCGGCAGTCCAGACTCCGAATTCATTTATCAAACCAACCCACAAGATACGAGATATTGGGACGACCTAGTTTTCGACCCGCAGTTTAAGGCATGACACCCTGCACCCACCTCGGCGAAGTCTGGCGGCACGTCCCGAGCAAACTCTGCGGCACTCGCGGCGTGCATGTTCCGATTTACCGCTGCCCGCTGCACGTCATCTGCACCCAAACGAAATACCGGCACGGACAGCTCGAGCGATGCTGCCTCGCCTGTGACGATTACACATGCCAAACCAAGGAGGCCCAGCATGATTCAGAAGACAACGCAGCGGCTGGCAGCTGAGAATCTCTGCCGCAAGTTTCCCGACGCACCAAACCGCACGCTTGCCAAGCGAATTGCGGCCGAGTGCAAGTGTACGATTGAGCAGGCACGGGCCACCATCAGGCGGATTCGCGGCGCTATTGGCAGCAACCACAGGAAGAAGACAACCGACAAGTCTTTGTTCCGGCCACGGGGCAAGGCGGGCACGAAGCCGCAGCTGCCGCCGAGCCTTGCAAAGAAGTGGGAGCCGTTTGACTTGGGGTGCGGCATCCGTGTCGGCGTTCTGTGCGACATCCACATCCCGTACCACGACGAGCAGGCACTGGCTGCCGCCGTGGAGTATCTGAAAAAGCGTCGGCCTGATGTCGTGCTACTCAACGGCGACTACGGCGACTTCTACACAATCAGCCGGTTCTTAAAGAATCCAAAGAAGCGAAACTTTAAGCGAGAAATCAAACTGCAGCGGGAAGGCCTACAGTGGCTGCGATCACAGTTTCCGAAGGCACGGCTAGTTTACAAGCTGGGGAACCACGACGAACGATTCGACCACTGGCTGTGGAATCACGCACCGGAAATCAGCGACCTGCCGCAAGTTCGCCTGCCGTCAATTCTCGGCTGTAAGAAACTTGGCATCGACG